AATCGCCTTGCTTTGGCATAGCCGGAAATGCTACACCAGCACCAGTTACAATATTATTAGGAGCAGTACCATCTCCAGTTAAGTAACCTTCAATTTTACTAGTTGGACTAGCAACGCCTGTGTCGGCTGTATTGTTAGTATTATCCGCAGTAATAGCACCACTGTCAGCTGTAAGTGGGCTAGCTACTTGTGTACCTGCTTCGTTAGTTGCTAAAGTAAAGAAATCTTGTGTGTTAAATCCAGACTTTGGAACATCAACTTCAGCTTGAGCAATAATAGCTTCATTGATATTCATGTAAGTATCATATGTACTTAAAATCTGTCCAACTGGAGTTGTAGTACTATCACCGGCTTTGATGTTGTCTAGTATATCTTTGTACTCTTGACTATCTACTAATGGATTAAGTTTAACACGCCATAAGTGAGGCCACCAAGTTGGACTAAAACCTTCTGATGCAAAACTAGCATCTCCAACTACATAGTATCTTTTTAGTGCAGCCGGCACATCTTCATTTAAGGCATCATAATCTTTAAGGTGTTGTAGTTCTAATACGTCACCGGCGATTAGTTTACGACCAATGGTATCAACCATATCACGTAAATGAAACACCATAAAAATAGTACCAGTCTGTAGGAATAACCCAAACTGACTTAGGTCAAAGTCTTGATCGGCACGTTGATAAATGCCACGCATTTTATAAACATCATGATCATATTTACGGTCACGATTTTCTAACCATAGTAAGTCTTGTATGTTCTTTTCACTTTGGTTTAGATAGTCTGGAATAGTAGCATCAGTACTACCTGTTTGCTGAGTAGGTCCCAGATATTTATTAAGTAGTACACCTGTTCCGCCAATGGTAAACATTTCGGATATGCGTCTATCCATAAACTTATAATCGTTTGTATGTTTTCCGTCTTTCCAAAGCGATAATCTTGACATTCTAAATCCTAATATTTGTAGTATTTATCGCGACTTGCACCATAAATCCATTTAATGTATAATAGTAATATGGATGCAAATCTAACTCTAAAACACCGGCTAGATACTATATTTTTCCAAATTATAGATATACCCCCAAATATGCGGGAGGATATGCGACGCTTATGGCGTCCGGCTAGGGATATATGGAATGAGCTGGATAGAGAAATGGTAGAATGTCGTAGGTTAAAAAAGACTACTGTTAAATATCAAGAACTTGAGCAGGATTTATCAACTCGAATAGACCTAATGGAGCAATACATAACTTTTGCTACATTATTGACACCCGGTGATAACTAATGTATAATACTGTATGTTGATATTTTTGGACACTGAGTTCACTGACTTTGTTGATAGCGATTTAATCTCTATTGGTTTAGTGGACCTAAACGGACGTGAGTTCTATGCCGAACTAACAGACTACAGACAAGAAGCTTGCAGTGACTTTGTTAATGAAGTAGTTCGTCCACTATTAAAAGACTACAAGAATAGAGTCGAAGGTACTCAGTGGGAAGTAGCAAGAGAGTTAGGCAAATGGTTAGAACCATATCGTCGAGATTGTGCTACTGTATGTTATGATTATGCACTGGATTGGTATTTAATGGCCGACTTGCTTAGAATGTTGCCCGAAGAAGATCAACCAGACTTTTTAACAACTAGAAATATTTGGGGCGACTTAGATCAGCAAGCAATAGATTATTACTGGGCAGAGGCAGACGCCTTTGGTCATAAACCGCATCACGCTTTATATGATGCACGTGGCAATAAATATGCCTACAAACCTTTAGTGAGAGAACGCAATGGCTAATATTAAAATCAATGGTAAACCTAGCAAGACAAGAAAAGTAGCACCACGTACAAGTGCTATGCTTGACGAAAAGTACACAGGTGATGAGCCCAAGTGGGATACCGAACGTGCCAAATCAATGCCGTTTGAAGAATTTGATCACTTCATGCGTAAGAGCTTGAACTACTATAACTATTTCTACACACAAAAAGATTTAAAAAAGCATGTGGTTGCTTGGATGAAGGAAGTTAAGGACTTTACTCCAGAAGAAATTAAAGCGTTTGAGCGTGCCGGCGATCGTACAGTTAGTATGACCACTTGCGGACTTATTATGGCACACCGCCAAGGCATGCCACTGCAAGAGCGCCATATTGAGTTTATTGACGCAAACATTCTTGAAAGTATCAATAGCAAGAGCGCAGAAGAAGTAGTTGAAGTTGTAGTAGAAGAACGACCCAAGGCCTATGTACCAACTATTCAGGACAGACTAAATGAAAAAACAGCAGACACTATCGGCGAACTGGAAGGACACTACGACGCATTTATTGGTGACCCTAAGTACAGCTTTAAACCTTACGATTATCTTGTGGCTAACAATGTTCCACAAAGTCAACTAACAAAATACGAAGAAGTATACCAAGCTCGCTTTGACGAACTTAAGGCCGCTTACGAAAAGCAAGACGAGCAACTAGTAGAAGGCTACAGCCACTACAAAGCCGCAGACTTCAAACGTATCTTTGCTTTCATTGATCAAATCCTAAACGACATTATTCAATATCGCGGAGTTAAAAAAGCCACTAAAAAAGTACGTGCTCCTAAGTCGGTAAGTAAAGAAAAAGTAGTTAGCAAACTCAAATATGCCAAAGAGGATAAAGTCCTTCGTTTGGTTAGCGTCAATCCCGCAGACATTATCGGTGCACAAGAGCTATGGGTTTATAACACTAAAACACGTAAGCTAGGCAAGTATGTAGCTGACAGTTTAAAAGGACCCTTAAACGTCAAGGGAACCGGTATTACCGGCTTTGATGAGTTCAAATCCACGTCAAAAACACTCCGTAAACCTGATGAAAAGCTCAAGGAGTTTGCGAAGGCTACTAAGATACAACTGCGTAGATTTCTTGAAGATATCAAGGCTACCGAAACTAGACTCAACGGACGCATCAACGCAGAAACCATACTACTTCGTGTACAGTAATAAATACTGTATAACGGAGTAACACATGGCCACACCATTTTCTAACGCAGTAAATGTCGAACCTGGATTTGACGCTCAAAACAATATAACAACCAGAAGCCTGTTTGATGCCAATACAGGCAGCCAATCTGGTGCACATATTGCTTTTGATGGCAATCCTGCAATATCAAATCCTGGTGTTACTGATCCTAACTGGACCTATGGTAACACAACTGACAGTATGCGAGCTAGTATCGTTGACTATGTTCGTATGCGCTTAGGTGACGGCATTGTTGATGTTGAGTTAGAAAAAGAACACTACGAAATGGCGATTAATCAAGCCCTGATCAAGTATCGCCAAAAAGCACAAAACTCTACAGAAGAAAGTTATGCGTTCTTAAAGCTAGAACCAGAAACACAAGAGTACATTCTTCCTAAAGAAATACAAACTGTTAAAGCTATCTATCGTCGTGGTATTGGTAGCGTAACAGGAACAACTGCCAGTCAGTTTGAGCCGTTTGCATCGGGTTACTTAAACACTTATATGTTAACCGCAGGCCGTGTTGGTGGATTAACCAACTACGAATTATTTGTTGACTATCAAAAACTAGCCATGCGTATGTTTGGTGGTTTTATGAACTTTACATTTAATCCTGTAACAAAAAAACTTACACTAGTACGCAAGATGCCATTCCAGGGTGCTAACCCAGATCAATCACAACAAGAAAGTGTGTTACTACACATTTTTAATACTAAACCAGATCAAATGATCTTTAATGACACTTATGCTTTTCCTTGGATTCAAGAATATGCTTACAGTTTCTGTAAACGTATCCTAGGACAAGCATACAGCAAGTTCAGTCAAATTGCTGGCCCACAAGGCGGCGCAAGTCTAAATGGTAGTGCTATGATAGCCGAAGCACAGGCTGAGATGGAAAAACTAGAAGACGATCTTAAAACCTATGTTGATGGTAGTCAGCCGCTGACATGGATAACAGGATAAGTATATAATATGAAAATTACAGAAATTATTATAGAATCTACAAATGATAAAAACAATGACGGAATCCCGGACAGCCATCAAACAGCTACTCCTGGCCTACGCAGTCATCACAAACTAGATAACTCAAGTCCATATGCCCCATGGCGCTTTGGTGCTTACTTCTTAGGCGGTGCAGGTGCGGCAGACGGAAAGTATGATCATGAGCCTAAAAAAGAAGGCCCAACCGGACAAAGTCTAGTTACTGGTGCATATAGCGAAGGCGAACGTGCTATTTTAGATCAAGCGGCAAAAGCGTTTGGACCAGAAGCAACAAACTTTATTCAGCTTACACCGAACGGATCTTCGGAAGTAGATGATGTACACAAAGTTAGTCCACACCGGAATCCGGGTCCAATCGCATTGAAGAAAAAAACTAAAAAATAGTTTGACTTAATCCATAAAATATGTAAAAATAGCCCTTATATATTGAGGGCTTTTTTATGATCATCGGCATTTGCGGATTCATTGGTAGCGGTAAAGACACTATTGCAGATTACTTGGTAAACTTTCACGAGTTCAGACGTGACAGCTATGCCGGCACACTTAAAGATGCAGTAGCGGCTGTATTTAACTGGGATCGTGAACTACTTGAAGGACGCACTAAAGAAGCACGTGCCTGGCGTGAGCAAGTTGACCCATGGTGGGCAGAACGTTTAAATATGCCCAACTTAACGCCACGTTTAGCATTACAGCTTTGGGGTACAGAAGTATGCCGTAAGGGATTCCATGACGATATTTGGATTGCTAGCGTAGAAAACAAACTACGTACAAGCCAGGATAATATTGTTATTAGTGACTGCCGTTTTCCTAATGAAATAGCCAGTATTAAGAAAGCTGGCGGACGTGTTATTTGGGTCAAGCGTGGCCCGTTGCCTTATTGGTACGAGTCGGCAGTGGCCGCAAATCAACAGGTACAAAGTGCTGTGGCATACCTACAAGCACAAGGTGTACATGTTAGTGAAACTGCCTGGGTAGGCACTGAGTTTGATGCTGTGATTGATAACAATGGCAGTATTGAAGACCTGTACAATCAAGTTAAAAGTCTGGTGTTACCGGAGCTGCCTTCCAACTCAACCGGGATTTATAAACCTCTGGCTGACAGTTTAAACATACTGTCTTGAGATTGAAGTGATTAGTATTCTTTAAGTTGCCATCAACATAAAATACATTTAGTTGTTCTGGTAACCGAGCTCGGAACCCACATTTTTCACATGTGGGTTTTTTCTTATAACCAGCCTTCTGCCACGCAGGAGGTTCTTTCTTTAACGATCTGCCTTTTCTGCTACAACTAGAACAGGTGTTACGATAGTGATGTTGACCATCACGAATATAGTTCACCGCTACAGGATTAACGTGACATACAGGGCATAAATTGCGTGTTAGCATGCTATTATTTACCCCAAACCTTCCCAAAGGCACCTACAACCGGCATCATTTTACACCTTTATTATAAATAACTATAACATGTATTTTAAAGGATAACATACCATGGCACTAGTTTCCCCAGGAGTATCGATCAGCATTAATGATCAGAGTCAATATGTTGCAAGCAACGTAGGTTCTGTACCATTAGTAGTTTTGGCAACAGCCCAAGACAAGACATATAACAACGCTGCCGCTACAGGCACAAGTAAAGCCAACGCTGGCAAGCTACAAGCATTTACAAGTCAACGTGACTTAGTAACAGCAATGGGCACACCATCATTTCAGTTAAGTTCTGCGGGTACACCAGTTAATGGCAGCGAACTAAATGAATATGGTTTATTAACAGCATACTCAGCATTAGGTATTAGTAATCAACTATTTGCGATTCGTGCAGATGTGGATTTAAATGAGCTTGTTGGTACAAGCAATCGTCCAGTTGGCGCAGTTGCAGACGGAACATATTGGTTAGACTTAGGCAATACTGAGTTTGGTATTTACAGCCTAGCTAGTGCAAATCCAGCAACATTTAATCATATTACTCCTTTGCTAATCACTGACCCAACACAGGTAACTGATATTTCTAGTATTCCAACCCCAGTACAAGCAGTTGGTGCACAAGGTAGTTATGCATTGGTATTAATCGATACAAACAATACTCCTGTAAATACAGTTCGTTTGTTCTACAAAGCTACAGCAGTTAATACAGCTAGTGTAACAAATAACTGGGTACAAGTTGGTTCTACAGCATGGCAACAAAGTGTTCCTGTAGTACAAGGTACAGTACCAAGTCCAACAGTTCCATTGAGTGCTACATTTAAAATTAATAATACAAGTATTATTACCAGCAACACTGATACTAGTTTAAGTGGTTTAGCAACAGCCATTAATAATGCTGGTATCACTGGCGTTACTGCACTAGCAGTTTCTGGTGTAGGTTTAGCCCTATTTGCTACTAGCGCGGCTGGTAGTTCAGGTACATTAGCAATCACCAATGACACATCGGGTGTTATGAGTGCTTGCGGTATTAGTGCAACTCCAACATACTATGCTCCAATCAACGTATATGGCACATTTGCACAAGAGCCAAGTAACGGATGGAATGTATACCCAGCTGGCACAGTTTGGTGGAAAACAACATCAACTGGCACAGGCTTTAGTCCAGCATTGAAAAAATATAGCGCGGCTACACAGTCTTGGGTTAATGTTCCAGCACCGATGTTTGGTCAACTTAGTGACGCAGTTTATGGACTAGATCCATTGGGCGGTGGTGTTAATGTTGCTCACGGTCAAGTAGTTAGTTTATATGGCATCAGTGACAGTACATCTAACAACTTACGATTTAATATACAACTACCAGGTACACAAAGCGTTGGAACAGGCGGCACACCAACATCTTTCCCTGGCACAGGATCATTTACAATTAGTGCTACACAGCCAGGTACAGCTACAACTAGCGGTCCATATACTATTAGCCCAACAAGTGGTGCTAGCGGATTTGTTACTGCAATCTTAGCGGCTAATATTCCTTATGTTACTGCACAAGTAAATGACAATGGTACAGTAAGCATTATTCATACAACCGGCGGTCAAATAATTCTAAATCAAGTTAGTGGTACTAACTTGGCTGGCGCCGGATTTGTTGCAGGTCAAGGTAGCGGATTTAATGTAGGTCTAAGCGGCACTATCTATGTAAGTAACTGGTCTAACATTACTTCACAAATCAAGTTTAGTTCTACACAACCATACGCCGCTCCAGCCGATGGTACATTATGGTACTACAGTAGTGCAACAACAGTTGACGTTATGATCAATGATGTTGGCGGTTGGAAAGGTTATCAAAACGTTTCTGCTGATGTTCGTGGCTACAACTTAGGTAACACCGATCCAAATGGTGTTATTGTTGCCGCAAGTACACCAACAAGTCAAACTGATGGCACACAACTAGTAGCTGGCGATTTATGGTTGAATACTAGCGATCTAGTTAACTATCCAAACTTAAGCCGTTACAATGGCACAGCATGGATTAAGATTAACAACACAGATCACGTAAGTAACAATGGTATCGTATTTGCTGATGCACGTTGGGACGGCACAGCCGGCAGTTCTGTAGGCAATAGTGTAGATCCAGCCGCAGATGCATTGCCATCAATCACAACATTGTTAACAAGTAATCACATTGACCAAGATGCTCCAGATTATCGTTTGTATCCACGTGGAACACTACTGTTCAACACACGTCGCTCTGGATACAACGTTAAGAAGTTTGTAGCTAACTATTTTAATCCTACAAGTTTCCCAAATCTACCAGCAGTTCCTGGCGCACAAAATACATTACCAACAGGTGTTAAAGCTAATGCTTGGGTTAGTGTAAGTGGATTGAAAGAAGATGGTACTATGTATGCTGGTTCTGCCGCACAACGTAACATCGTTGTTTCTGCAATGAAAGCCGCAGTTGACAGCAATACTGATGTACTAGATGCAAACTACAACTTCAACTTGTTAGTTGCTCCTGGTTATCCAGAATTGATTCCTAACTTAGTAACATTAAACACTAACCGTACAGACACAGGTTTTGTTATTGGTGACACACCAATGACATTAGCACCAAACGTGACTGACATCACAGCATGGGAAAGTAATGCAAACGGCGATGGCCTAGCAACAGCAAGTCCATACTTAGCTGTATACTATCCAGCAGGTTTAACAAACGATTTAGCAGGCAACACAGTAGCAGTTCCAGCAAGTCACGCAGTATTACGCACATTCTTATACAATGACCAAGTTGCATACGAATGGTTTGCTCCAGCTGGTGTTAACCGCGGTCTAGTAAGTAACCTAAGCGACATTGGTTATGTAGATGCTAACTCAGGTGCTTTCGTACACAATGGTATTAACCAAGGTATGCGCGATGCATTGTACAGTATCAACATTAATCCAATCACACAACTACCTGGTACAGGTTTAGTTGTATGGGGTCAAGAAACACGTAGTGGTGACACAACAGCACGTAACCGTGTTAACGTTGT